GGCCGCGCTTCATCACTTCGGCCGTCCATAGCGCTAGCAAACGGGCCAAAAGCAACACTCCGGTTTCCAGCACAATCGCATCACCCTGCAGCGCCTGGCGGCAATCAGCCTCACGGTTCGCGTCCTTCGTGCGGATTGCATGGACCAGCGCCTTCTCGACCAGGTCGCGCATTGCGACCGCGTGAGCCATGTTCTGGGTCGCCGTGCCGGCGTACTTCGCACGGTGCAGTAGCGCGCCTAGGTCGCCTGTCGAAGTCGATGCCAGCGCCGACGCAAGAAGCGGCTCTGCTTGGCAATGGCGCTCATCGTCCTGCAGGCTCGATGCGCTCAATGCGGTGATATAGCGGTCAACGAACCCCATGATTTAACACTCTCCAAAAGACGACCATGGCAGCGTAGCACACAGCACCTAATTATTTCCAGTGGTAATTTATTTATTTTTTACATTGTTGTGAGTAAACGTCAGCCGTAAAAAAGCCCTCGCAAGGAGGGCTCTACGGCAGGCGAAGGGAGCGCGATCGCGTGCTATTGCGTCTCGGCCTCTTCCTTTTCTGGATCTGGAATCGGCTCGAGGACGAACTGGAGGCCTAGCGCCCTCACCACGCCCATGATCGTCTCCAGGCGCGGCTGGCTGCCCGGCCTCAGCGCTTTATACAGCGCCTCTCGGGCAATGCCAGCCTTACTTGCGACTTCGGCCATGCCGGTGGCGCGCGATGCAGCGTTGAGCGCTTCTGCGATCAGAGCTGGATTGCCATCGGCGAATGCCTCGGTGAGATATGCGGCCAGCACCTCGGGTGAGTCGAGGTGGTCGGCGACGTCAAACGTAGGGAGGGCCCGGACCTTTTCAAGGTCGAACTCCGCTACGGACATTTCGTGTTGATTTATGCTTGTCATCTTGCTGCCCCTCCTTGGGCTCATTGCGTCTACTTTTCTCTATGACGAGAGTGCCGGGGACGCTCCCCGGCTCCTTCTACTTTCGTAATTCTGCTACCAGTTTCTGTGCTGCTTCAATGTCTCTTTGCTGCCCGTTTTTCGATCCCCCTGTGAGCAGTAGAACTATTTCGTCTCCGACCTTCGTGTAGTAAATTCGCCACCCCGGTCCGTAATCGATTTTCAGTTCGCTAACCCCGCCTCCTACTGATTTTGCTTTGCCGGGGTTTCCTGCTGCGAGTCTCGAAATACTAATGAGAATTTTCGCTTTTGTTGTCGCATCCTTGATTCCGCTGATGAACTCGCTGAACTTCGGATGCTGCCTAATCTCCATCGCCCTCCCTCCTGTTTCGCGTTTGCCTAACGTGAAACCATTGTAATCGATCGATTACAGAAGGTCAAGTCCTTTGTGATCGAGTGATTACATTGTTTGTTTTGATGGTAACATGCTCGTGCACTGATGCAACCTGAGCAACCGGGATATCCTCGGTTACCTACCATCACTGAAATAAAGCAGCCATGACACCCATTATCAAAAAGATAGACTCTTTTTATTTTCGGACATTTCCGTCGCTATTGATGTGCATCTTTCTCTGCACTATGTTTGTCAAGCTTTCAATGATGCAACTCGATGGATTATTAGGTTTTGGCGGCGGCTTTGTAACGGCATTATTTGCCATGACCTCTTTGATGTATGCCAGAGCGCGAGCAGTTTCTGATGCGTCTGAAATGGCGATTCGATCACAGATTGCAGATGAATCTCTAAAAGCTTCTTTTATCGCAGCAATGGGATTGGGGATTGCCGCATACAGCTTTATGTCCCTTTCTGAAACCTATTTACCACGCACAGGCAATCCCTTCGATCCAAAAACACCTGTGGACTGGGATTTGATGCCTACAGTATTTGCTACTCTGACAACTCTGATCTTCGCAGTGCCGACGGTTGTCAAAGTGCTCGGAGTGGTAGAGATGACAGTCGAGAATATGGGCCTGGTCTTGAAAAAACCGAAAATCGCGAACAGCGCGCCAGCGAATCACAGCGATCCAGCCGCATAGCCGGATTCTGCGTTTCTGCTGACTATTAATCAACCGTAACGCCTTTACCTATGGGCTGCGCTTGAAGTTGCGTGTCACTTTTGTGGCACAGTAAACTGCACATAACGACCCGATGAGGCTATTCTTGCTAGACGACCTCGCGCGCAGCGACGACGACGGTGTCGAAATTCTCCACGTGCTAAGGCAGTCATGGTCCCGAATAATATTGAGAGGTTCAACACCTTCACGGCTCGCATTTTTGAGCTTCTCTACGATGACTTTCCCAATCCTGTTGGTTTCGTAGAAGATCACTTCGATCTCACGGTGGAAATCGACGGGGAACGCGTGCTGGACGAATCGGCATACAAGACCGTTCTCTCCACCGTACGATGGCTGGATACTGAGGGTTATATTAGGGTGGCCGACTACGCGAATGAGATGTGCTTGGGGGTTACGCTTACGCAAAAAGGTCTTACAGTGTTGAGCACCCCCGATTCGTTGCAGCCGACTGAGACGATGGCGGCGAAGATGAAAGGGGCACTTGCTGAACCAGCAAAGGGCCTGCTATCAAAGGTAGTCGAGCAGCTTTTTGATTACGGAACGAGATATGCGATGTCCAGCGGCATATGACTTTCGCAATCATGCTCATAGTTGGGCAATTACGCTGATCCGCTCCTGCGCCTGGGCAGCTACGTCGAGGTTCTGCTCTAGGTAGCCCATCGTAGTCGTAAAGCTCTTGTGGCGCATGACCTTCTGCACCGTCTGGATAGGCACGCCAGCTTCGGACAGCAGTGTGGCGAATGTGCCCCGCAGCCGGTGCGGCGTGATCCCCTTGACTGTGCACGCCGCGTTTGCAGTGCGGATTGCCTGCCGGGCGAAGCCGGCGCTGAACTCTTGTCCGTCGGGCCTAGCCACGATCAGCCCGGCTGCCTGGCGCCGTGCCTCCAGGTGCTCGCGCAGCCATCCTGCCATCGGCACGGGCTCGGCCTCTCTGCCCTTCGTGATGCCTGGCGTATACGTCTTGCGGGCCCAATCGATCCACTCCCAGCGCGCGCTGATCGCCTCTCCCTCGCGCAGGCCTAATCCGAACATCAAACGCACGGCGGTGCCAATACCCGGCGCGTGTTCTGTGGCCTCGTCGACGGCGGCGAACCACGCGCGTGCAGCGGCCAGCGGCAGGATCGAGCGCGGGCGCTTCTGCACCTTAAGCATGGACACGTGCCAAGGCATCGCCGCCAGCATGCCGCGCTTGACCGCCCACATCGTCAGCAGCTTTACAATCCGCAGCCAGTGGTTCGCGCTGGCCGGCTTGTGCGTGAGCAGGTACAAGTTGCGCGCCAGCTCGACGTCGAGCGTGGTGATCTCGTTGATCGACTTGGCGCCCAGGTCAAACATGTGCAGGCGCTGGAACAGCTCGACGCTGCGAATGTACGCTGCGCTGGACACGGGCCGGTGCACTTCGATCCACGCGTGCGCCAGCTCGGCCAGCGTCGGCACCGGCTCGCCTCCGTTGGCGCGCAGCACCGCAGCGTCATACTCTCGCTGCGCGACCTGCTCGGCGGCGCGCCGGCTGGCCAGCCCCGTACTGCGGCGGTACCGCGTGCCAGCCACCTGAAACCGGTAATGCCAGACGCCGCCACGCTTGAATACGTTCGCGCTCATAGGCCACTCCCCCTACTAGATCCGCTCGACAATGTTGGGCAGTGTCCGATTTGACGAGACGGCGTAAGTTGGTAGAAAATTGGCATTACCAACCCTCCATCACAATCTCTGAACAACTTGTGGGAGAATCTTTTATGAGCGCATTTACGCCTATGCAGTCGTTCAACCCATGGGATGAGGGTGATTACCGCGTGTATGGTTCCGCGGCTCTCACCCCCGATGGCAACTACTGGCCTGCTTATCAGATTGACCGAGTTCACGGCATTCCCAATCCTCCCCAGCAAGCCGTGCCGCTTTATCAGGTCGAGGAACAGAGCTTCGCGACAGAGGACTTGGCTAAGATGATGGCCGTCTCGCTTGGCGTCGGCCGTGTTCGTGCCCAAGATCGGTTGGGCTGCTGAGGTCAGGACCTCGTACTCTTCGGAGTTGACACGCATTGCGTTGCGCAGTGCCACGCTGGCGAACGGGTGCTTACCCTTCAAAACATTTGGGTTTGTACGGCGATTGATGAGCGGCAGTTTGACGGCGGCGAATTGGATGCTCATGCATCGAATCTTTCTCTGCCACGGCCGCGCGGCGCGGCCGGCGACGGCGTGCCGCCGGTCCACTGCTCGAACCTGCAGGTGGCTCCTTCGAACCGGAGTGGAATGTCGCCCAGCGCGCCGCTGCGCTGCTTCCGGATCAGTACTTCGGCAAAGCCGCGCACATCCTCGTTTTCTGGCTCGTACATTTCAGGCCGGTGCACCAGCATCACGATATCCGCATCCTGTTCGATCTCGCCGGAATCGCGTAGGTCAGACAGCATCGGGCGCTTGTCCGGGCGGCCCTCGACCTGGCGATTCAGCTGCGCCAGTGCGATGACAGCAACGCCCAGCTCCTTGGCCAGTGCTTTGAGGCCGCGCGAGTACGATCCAATCTGCTCGTGCCGCTTGTCGCCCTCTCCTCCCGTCATCAGGCCCAGGTAGTCGACGATGATGACGTGCAGGCCGTGGCGGCGCTTCCACGCCTTCGCCTTCATGCGTAGCTCGAGCAGAGTGATCGCCGGCGTGTCGTCGATCGCAAAACGGACGTCGTCGAGTTTGATGACGCCGGCAGTCACGCCCGCCCAGGCCGCCGAATCCTCAGGGCCGATCTGTCCGAGGATCGACGACAGCGCGACGCGCCCGCGGTTGGCCAGCGCGCGGCTGGCGATCTCCTGCCCTTCCATCTCCATGCTGAAATTCAGCACGCTGTAATGCTCTGCCATGTTCAAGCCGATGTCGGACGTCAGCGCCGTCTTACCCATCGAAGGTCGACCGGCGACGATCACTAGCTGGCCTGGCCGCAAGCCGCCGTTGAACAGTCGGTCGAACGCAGGCATGCCAGTAGACATGGCGATCGAGCCTCCGTCAGCCCGGTCGCTAATCCCGTCCATCACGCTGCCTAGGATCTCGCGGATCATCCTAGGCTCGTTTCGCACCCTGCGCTCGGCAAGCGAGGTGACCAGCGACTGCGCCGCGTCGAGAATTTCGTCGGCCGACCGCCCCTTCGTGTTCTGCGCCAGGCCGTTGATGGAATCGGCCATGTGCATCACGCCGCGCAGCAGCGCGCGGTCGACCACGATCGCCACGTACTTTCCGACGTTCGCCGCGCTCGGCACGCTTTGCGCCAACTGGTTGAGGTACGGGCCCAAGCCAGCGGTGAAGGTGCCACCACGAGCCTCCAGACTGGCCCAGACGCTCACTGCATCGGCCGGGTGTCCCTGCTTGATCAGCGCCAGGATCTCGGTGTAAATCGCCCGGTGATCCTCGCGCGTGAAGTGCTTCGCCTGCAGGGCGCCCATTTTGTCGACGCAGTCGTTCACGCGCAGCAGCGCACCCAGTACCGCTTGCTCTGCCTCGATCGACTGGGGTGTGCCGACGTTCTCTGCCATGTTGCTCATGCTGCTTTCCTATCGTGTTGGCCGCTGGTGACGTCGGCGAAGCCTTTGCGGCTGATGATCCAATCGAACTTGGCGTGCGGCGGGATGGCCGTGTTGTCTCGCACCCAAGGGAAATACCGCTCGACAAAGCCCGGCTTCTGCGAGAACGTGACGAACTCCCTGATCGCTGCAGCGCGGGCTGGCACGAAAAGATCGGCCGACACGTCGCCAAGCTGGGCGCCGAGAGCGCGGTTGAAGGCGTCGATCACCGCAAGCTCATCGGCGCTGTACGCGGCCTGCACTTCGTCGAGCCAGCCTTTCGCATTCAGCCACGAAGCTGGGTGCGGTACGAACTGCGGATCTACCCACCCGCCCGACGCCACTTGCAGCGCCAGGCTTGACAGCATGTCGTTCAGCAGCTCTTCGCTCGGGTTCAGTTGAGCGAAAGCCTTCTCCGCGACACCACGTGACCGCTTCTTCGGGTATGCCGCGTAGAAGCGCTCGAACCTGTCCACCAGTTCGCCAGCGAGTCCCGTCTTGGCCCGGCCCTTTCGGCCTGCTGGGGTCTCGCCAACTTGATCTCTGCCCGTCTGCTGAGCGCAAGATCTTTTCTTTTGGTGGTTTTCTTTTGGAAGGTTTTCTTTTGTGTGTCCCAAATCGGGACTATCGACCTGTCCCGATATGGGACTACCCTCTGTCCTAATTTGGGACATGTCCTGATTTGGGACTAGTCCCGAATTAGGACTAGCAGAAGCAGCATCCATCGCGTCAATCGGCTGAGTTTTCAGCCGATCAGCGCCCACCCACTTTCGATGATCCTTCTGGATGCCGACGATCATGCCGTATTCCCCCTGGCGCTTTGTGATCACGTTGCGGGCTGCCAAGCCGTTTAATGTGGTGGTCACGTGCTGGCGCGCGACACCGCATATGGCGCCAATCTGCGAGGCTGACATGTCGTCCGTCTTGCGGCCGTAGCCGTAAGTCTTGCGGATGATCGCGAAGACGACCGACTGCTCGCGGAGCGAGAAGCCGAAGCCCAGGATCGCTTCGAGAAGCTCGTTCGCGATCCTGGTAAAGCCGTCCTCGAGTTGGGGCGTGCTCATGCAGTGGACGCCCCTTCCCTGGCCGCCTTCGCGCACGCGGAGCGCAGCCGGCGCCGAGCCGAGTAGACCTTGCGCCTGGCCGCTATCAGCGCCTGCTTCTCGTCCATGGTGTACGCGATGATGGCGACGTGCTCGTGGTTGCGCGGGTTGAGCGCGCCCTCGATGCTTCCATGGCGGCCTTCGTACTCGCGGATCTTACGCACGTAGATGCCGTTCAGCTCGGCAACTGCCTGCTCAGCGCGCCAGAGGTCGAGCGCTAGGGCGCCGGCACTCATCAGTGCAAGCAGGTGGGGAATTTGGGCGTGAAAAGACCCTACGCCAGCCGTATTCGCGGCGACGTTTTGAAGACTTTTCATTTTTTACTCCGGTTGCGCTACAGCAGCAGCTTCTGGCTTAAAGAGCTCCGGCCTGATCACCTGCAGATACATCATCCTTGGCTGAGGTATCCCGGCCTTGCGCCACTGCGAAACAGCCGCGTCACTGATCTTGCACAGCTTGGCTACTTCAGACGTCCCGCCCAGGGCGTCGATAATTTCGTCGGGCGTATTGTTCTGGCTCATACTTAATTTTAGCGCACTTAAAATTTAAGTGCATCAAAAAGTTGCGCAACCAGTTGCTAAATGTTAAGCTTGCTTAATGGACTGGCACACTCGAATAACGCAGGCTCGCACTGCGAAGAACCTTAAGAAAACCGACCTAGCTAGGCTAGTCGGCGTTTCTCCTGCAACGGTAACGATGTGGGAAAGCGGGCAGACCAAAAAGATTGAGGGTCGAAATCTTGTCAAGGTGTGCGAAATACTAGAAATTAGTCCGATCTGGCTCTTGGGCGAGATGGGCCTTCGAGAAGATGCAGAGGCCATTCAAGAAGACGTGCAGTCTCTCCGGCAGTACAATGATCACCCCTTCCTATTCCAGCTCCCCATAGTTCAGTGCTTCGCCGACGACTCGGAGCTTGGCTACCGCCTTGAAGGTGAAGTCGAACTTGACATGCCCAGCATGTATGCCCTCAGACGACAGTGGGTATGGGCAAACCTCATTGACTTAACAGATGTGCAAGTCATTCGGATCAAGTCTGTCGATATGGAACCGGCCATTTATTTCGGCGACATCATTACCATAAAGACGTCCACTGAAGACTTAGTGGATGGGGCCATCTATGTCCTTATTTACGAGGGCACCGTGCTGATCAGGAGGATGCTTCGTGATGCTGGCGATTGGTGGCTGACTTCCGACAACGCGGATCAGCGTCGTTACGCTCGTAAGCAGTATCGCCCGGCTGAGGCGAAAATTATCGGCAGAGTCATTCTCAGACAAACCGAAAAAATCTAACTCCTTCTGGTCAAGACACCGCCCGCTACTAAATGGGCATTTTTAAGCATGCTGAAAAATGGCCTTGCTTAATTTTTTAAGTGCGCTTAAACTAAGTTCTAATCGGAACTTAATTTGACTACATTATGAGCGCACTACAGCATGCAGTACCCCCCGCCAAGAGCGGCACCGGTCGCACCAGCGACAGCTATGTCGTCCGCATGCCGGACGGGATGCGTGACCTGCTGAAGGCGCGCTCGAAGCAAAAGCGGCGCTCGATGAATTCGGAGATCGTCGCCCTCATCGAGGCCGGCCTGACTTCAGATGGCGTGTCGGTCGAGCCGATCGTGTGGCGCCAGCCACAGGAATCTCCCCCTGCTGCCGCTTCCGAGCTCCTGATCGCCGAGCTGATCATTGTCATAATGCTTGGGCTGCTGACGACCGAGCAGAAGTCGGTGGCCCAGGCTCAGCTCGACGCCGCCGGCATCGTTGGCGCCGACTTCATCCGCTCGCAAGAGCGCCGCGCAGCGATCGTTGCTGGAGGTGCCGCATGAGCGCCCTCATCAATATCAACGGCGTCACTCTGGCGCCGATCAACTTCCGCGGCGCGCGCGTGATGACGCTGGCCATGATGGATGCTGTGCATAAGCGCCCAGACGGAACGGCGCGCCGAAACCTCAACGAGAACAAGGCCCGGTTGATCGAGGGTGAGGATTTTTATGAAGTGACTGCGGACGAAATTCGTACGCAGTCACTGGGCGACGCCTTCGCAGCTCGGACGGCGAAGGGAACCTTGCTCGCGGAGACCGGCTATTCGATGCTGGTCAAGAGTTTCACCGATGATCTGGCTTGGGAGGTGCAGAGGCAGCTCGTACGCTCCTACTTCAAGCCAGCCCTCGCGGCAGTCACAGCACCCGACTTCAGCGACCCAATCGCGATGGCCCGCGCCTGGGCTGATGCCAAGCAGGCCGAGCGAGACGAAGCAGCCCGTGCCGCGCAGCTTGAAAACCGAGTAAAGGAACTGGCGCCCGCAGCGGCCGGCTTCGAGCGCATCGCCAGCGCAAGCGGGAGCCTATGCATCACCGACGCGGCGAAGAACCTGCAGACGGGGCCAAAGCGGTTGATCGACCTGCTGCTGCAGCAGAAATGGATCTATACCCGCCCAGGCAAGAGGGGATACCTGGCCTATCAAGACAAGATCCAAGCTGGCCACCTCACGCATAAGCAAAGCGTGTACGAAGACCCCAAGACCTACGAGCAGAAGGTCAGTGATCAGGTGCGCGTGACACCGCTTGGACTTACGAAGCTCGCCCTGTTGCTCGGCCCCGAGACTGGGCCGCCGGGGCCTCGAAGCGCGCTTATGACCTAACCCAGCAGCACCCCAGAAACAACAAAGCCACCCGGTGTTCTAGCACCGGATGGCCCCTTACGCCCTGAATCTTTGGAGATACACAATGGCGAATCATAATTGTAAAACAACTGGTTTACTACCGTCAACATTTATCGTTGACATGGGGAAAATCGACTACGACGCGTGCCGGTATTACCCTGGCGATGCTGAAGCGTTCACTGAGGCCACTCTGCTCGGTCCGCTTTTCCTCGATGGCAGCAACCTAGGCTTGGGCAGCATGAGTCGACGCGTCTTCATAAAAATATTGGACAGTGCGGGGACGGCTATAACAACCCACTCCCCTGAGTCCGCTCTCTTCTTGGCAGAACACTTCGCCCCGACTCACAAGCAAACCCTCTTGGGCGCCGCCGCGCTGCATTACGGACTTGACGTGAATGCACTTCAGGGGCGGCCACATGAATAAGCGCCTTCACCCTGCCGCCGCGCAGCCGTTGCGTGCTCCTGCTATACAACTTGTCGGCTTTGAATGTGGCGTGCGCGTCGGGCCTCCCATCGTGCACGCAGTTGCCCCTGGCGAGATGTTCGGCGTGTCACTTGCTGGCGCAATCGAAATGATCGATGAGTTTGCGGAGCCCGGCCGCACGCTGCTGTTAGACCTGCAAAGTGCACTTGCTCGCTTGGCAGCTCTTCAGCCGAAATCGCCACTGCTGCACCGTACTGCTGACCTTAAAACCTGCGCTGCAACTGAATAGAAGGAGCAAACCCATGAGTCTCGCTAATCCGCACTTCAAGCTAGCCGAACGAGCTCCGCACGAGCTGGCCAACCTGCTCGAAAACTTGCCGCCACAACGTGTTGGCGCCAAGCTGTCTGGCGACGAGCTGCTAATGCTCAACGCCGCGATCGATCACGCCGCCAACTACAACAACGCGCTCCTCGACGGCATTGAGGCGATCGGTCAGTTGCTCTTCTCAGCCGCGACGAATGAGCGTGCTCCACTCGAACGCAGTACAGCTGCGAGTGTTGGCACCTTGCTGTCCGCCCTCGCCGTGCAGTCTCAATACTTGCAAGACTTCACATCGGGAGCGGAATGCACACTGGCACGCAACGGTGGTGCAGCATGATCGCTTACGCGACAACAGACGGTAATAGCGCGATGCAGGTGGATGGCGTTGACGTCGCCCAGCTGCTGCGCGACATCGGCGAGGCCAGCGCCAACGAGAGCGCGGTCGAGCTGTTCCGGCTGTGCCTGGGCGCGCAGCGCGTGCTGGCCGTAATGACTGGCGATCGGGTGGCGTCATGAGCCGGGCATCAGGCAACGCCAGTGCCAGCGCCAGCGCCAGCCACCAGATCGTGGTGGGCGGCCAGCGCGTGAGCATGGGCGTGCTGCTCGAGCTGCAGCGCGACGCCGCGCGGTACCGGTGGCTGCGCGACAAGGCCGACAGCATGGCGTGCACGGCGGCGCCGATGGTGGCCAGCCTGGCCGACGACGGTCGGATGGTCGCGCTCATCGATGGCGAGGATCTGGACGCGGCCGTCGACATCGCGATGGCGAGACGAGTTATCGGAAAAGCGAAAACTTGACGCCTACAGTCGCGTTTCTAACGCTTTGGAAGTTGCAAGACGATTGGTCGAGGTGGCGGTATCAGCGGAGGGCAGCCAATTGCAGCATACATGTCTGCAAAATCCTGCCCTGCCTTCACCGCCTCTTGAGCCTCACGGTATTCGGACTGCAGATGGTGGCTGAATCGAGGAATTGTGAGATCGGTCGAGAGAGTAAGGACGAAGAAACACCGCCATCGCCTGTTAAGACCCTGAACCGGTGTGATAGTCACCTTGCAGTCACCAGACGTATAGAGAACGTGGATCATCGTAGCTCCTTAGCGGTGCCTCACTGTAGCACCGAAAAGAGATACATCTTTAGACAGAAAACTTATGAATACACCAAAACAATTCTTGCGATTGCCTGCGGTGATCGCGATGGTCGGCAAATCGCGCACGGCGATCTATCGAGACATCCAAGCGGGAATATTTCCGGCACCAATCCGCATTGGAGCACGCTCGGTGGCCTGGGACTCGACTGCTATCGAAACCTGGCAACAGGGAAGGATCGATGCTTCCACCGCCGGCGCGCCGGCGTCGGTGGTGGGGTGTAGGGGTAATATGTAGGGGTAATAGCTGTAGGGGTAAATGTAGGGGTAATAATTTCAGAAACGAAAAAGGCCAACCTCTCGGCTGGCCTAACTCGTTGATTTTATTGGTCGGGGCGAGAGGATTCGAACCTCCGACCCCGTGCACCCCATGCACGTACGCTACCAGGCTGCGCTACGCCCCGACTAGTCAATAATTATATCAGAGCCACAAAAAAAATCTTGCGCTTTTGCCATACCCAACGAGGCGGTATGGCCCGGCCCTCACCCGCGTTTACTTCCACTCTCCGCGCAACGTCATCACCTGCTGCTGCAGATATTCCGGCGTCGCCAGCTCCGGCGCCACCGGCGTGCCCACCGCCAGCGACAGCTGCGAGCGCATGCCGCGCGCGATGCGCCGGCCGAACAGATTGCCCTGG